TTGAATATAAAGAAGAAGAAATACCCGTTTATGATATAACCGTTGAAGATAATCACAATTTTTTTGCGGATGATATTTTAGTTCATAATTGTTCAGAAATAGCATTACATAACTCTGAAGAAGAGTCATTTGTATGTGTCTTATCATCTATGAATATACTTCACTATGATGAGTGGAAAGATACTGATGCTGTTGAAACTATGGTTTATTTCTTGGATGCAGTTGTAACTGAATTCTTAACAAAAATTGAAGATTTAAGAGATAATGGTACTATTGAAGGTAAAAGAGCGTTCTTATACTTAGAAAAAGCATATAACTTTGCAAAACGTCAAAGAGCGTTAGGTCTTGGTGTATTAGGATGGCACTCATTACTTCAATCTAAAGGATTACCATTCGACACAAGAGAAACTGCGAGATTAAATGTTGAGGTATTTAAACTTATACAACAAAAATCATATAAGGCATCTGAAGAATTGGCAAATATCTTCGGTGAACCTGAATATTTGAAAGGGTATGGTCGTAGAAATGTTACATTAAATGCGATTGCACCAACAACATCATCGGCGTTTATCTTAGGTCAGGTATCGCAATCTATTGAACCAATTTGGTCTAATTGTTATGTAAAAGATGTTGCTAAACTTAAAGTAACAATTAAAAATCCTATTCTTAAAGAATTACTTGTTGAGATGGGTAAGGATACCAAAGAGGTGTGGGACAGCATTAAGAAACAAGATGGTTCAGTTCAACACTTAGATTTTTTGAGTGATGAACAAAAAGATGTATTTAGAACATTTGCAGAAATTAATCAATCATCAATTATTAATCAGGCTGCGGTTAGACAAGATTATATTGACCAATCACAGTCATTAAATTTGATGATATCACCCGACATGCCGACAAAGGATGTTAACAAACTTCTTATCGACGCATGGCAGTTGGGAGTAAAGACACTTTATTATCAACACTCAATGAATTCAGCTCAAGCTTTTGCAAGAAAGAAATTGAATTTGAATGATTTATCTTGTGTTGCATGTGAAGGTTAAACACAAATAAAACAGAGAATATGAAAACTAAAAATATTTTCTGAGGTTAAGGAAGAAAAAAAGGTCAGACAACGTCTGACCTTTTTATTTTATAGTTTAGATAAAATAATAGGACATTATATTTATGGTATATGGCAGGAGTTAAAACATATGGAATACAGTTTCCCTTTCGTGATAGTACGAGAGGTGACTACTTGCGTTTAACTGAAAATCCTGAAGATGAAATCAGAACTGACCTTTTACATTTAATATTAACGAGAAAGGGTTCACGTTATTATTTGCCTGATTTTGGTACTCGTATTTACGAGTTTATTTTTGAACCATTTGACGGACCTACATTTGATAACATTAAATCAGACATACAAGATGCGGTTGATAAGTACATACCTAATCTTCAAATAAATAATATTACGGTTCAACCATATTTGGAGGCCGATGAATTACAAGGTGAAATAAATTACGAAGAATTAGGAGGTCAGATTTTTAGAGTTGCGGGAAGAGGTACTGAAGAATACACTGCAAAAGTAAGAATAGATTATAGTGTTGATTCAGGAGCATTTGAAAGTCGTGATTTTATAATTATAAATATTTAATAGTAATGGCGAATAGAAAGATATCATATACGGACAGAGATTTTGCTGGTTTAAGACAGGATTTAATTAATTATACTCAACAGTATTATCCTGACTTAATTAACAATTATAATGACGCATCGGTTTATTCGTTGTTTTTAGATTTGAATGCTGCGATTGGTGATAACTTACATTACCACATGGACCGTAGTATTCAAGAGACTGTTTTACAATATGCACAACAAAGGTCATCAGTTTATAATATTGCAAGAACCTACGGATTAAAAATTCCTGGTCCAAGACCATCAGTTGCTTTGGTTGACGTATCAATTACGGTACCTGCTTTGGGTGACCAAGAAGATGAAAGATATTTGGGAATAGTAAGAGCGGGGTCACAATTTGTTGGTGTTGGTCAAACTTTTGAAAACCCTGATGATATTGATTTTAGTTCACAATATAACGCTCAAGGTCAGCCGAACAGAACAAAGATACCAAACTTTAATGGTAGTAACAAACTTATTAACTATACAATCACCAAGAGAGAAGTGGTTGTTAACGGTTTAACAAAAACATTTAAAAGAGTTATTAATGCGGGTGATGTAAGACCTTTCTTCGAGTTCTTTTTACCTGAACAAAATGTTATCGGGATTAAATCAATTATACAAAAAGACGGTATTAACTACACTACACCACCAACGTATGGGGAGTTTCAAAATGCCAATAATAGATGGTATGAGGTTGATGCATTAGCGGAAACATCAGTATTTGTTGAGGACCCAACAAAGGCATCAGACCAGCCAGGTATTAAAGTTGGAACATATATTGAAACTGAAAGAAGATTTATTAGTGAGTACACACCTGAGGGTTATTGTAGAATTCAATTTGGTGGTGGTACAACAACACCTGACGAACAATTGGCTCAATTCTCAAGAACAGGTGTACCGTTAAGAATACAGGATTACCAAAACAATATTGGGTTAGGATTAACCGTTAGGGCAAATACTACGATGTTTGTTCAATACACTATTGGTGGGGGTCAGGTTTCAAATGTTGGTGTAAATGTTATTAATCAATTTGGTACATTAAGATTTGATTTAAACGGCCCATCTAACACAATTAACCAAAATGTTCTTAATAGTATTAGAGTAAATAATGTAACGGCAGCTATTGGTGGTGCTGATTTACCAACAATGGAGGAAGTAAGAAATATGGTTTCGTTTAACTTTGCGGCACAAAAAAGAGCGGTTACCGTAAATGATTATAATTCATTACTAAGAACAATGCCAAGTAGATTTGGTGCACCTGCAAAGGTGTCAATCACAGAGGAAGACAATAAGATTAAGATTAATGCTTTGTCATATGACAATCAGGGTAAGTTAACAGAAAATCTTTCAAATACATTAAAACAAAACATTGCAAATTACCTTTCTAATTACAGAATGATTAATGATTACATTGAGGTTTATAACGCCAAAGTTATTGATTTAGGATTTGAAATTTCAATTGTGGTAGACTCAACAGAAAATCAAGGTCAGGTTATTACCAACGTTATTAATGGTGTTGAAGGGTATTTTAATCCACAAAGACAACAATTGGGTGTTAATGTAAATATTTCTGACATCAGAAGAATAATTCAAAATATACCTGGTGTTAATACATTGTCAGACTTAAAAGTCTTTAATAAATTGGGGGGTAGATACTCATCTTCACAAACCTCACAAAGATATTCAGATTCGTCAACAAAACAAATTCAGTTGATTGACGACACTGTTTTTGCTGAACCAACTCAGGTTTATCAAATACGTTTTCCTGAGAGAGATATTCTCGTAAGAGTTAAGTCATTGAAAAATGTAGACTTCTCTTAATAACTATTCCATATACTTTTACTTAAATCATTTTAAAATTAAGATGAATAACTATTTATCTTAAAAACTGTTTATGCCGAAATCTATAAGAATTAAAACCGAACCTGGTATTGATAAAAACATAAATGTTAAGATTGACCAGGATTTTGATTTCTTGGAAATTCTTTCACTTAAGTTAAGACAAGAAGACGTATATACTCGTTTTTGTGCCGACTACGGAGTTGTGGTTGGTCGTGTAATCGCAAACGGAGGTTATGGGGTGCCAAACGCTCACGTTTCTGTTTTCGTACCAATAGATGCGATTGATGAAAACGATGAAATAATCTCAACACTTTATCCATATAAAACTCCAACTTCAAAAAATGAAGATGGGTTTAGATACAATTTATTACCATATCAAGCCGAATACTCAGGACATATACCAACAGGTACATTCCCAACTCGTGATGATGTTTTAAGAAGAAGTGAAGTCCTTCAGGTATATGAAAAATACTACAAATATAGTGTAAGAACAAATGAGTCGGGTGACTTTATGATTGTTGGGGTACCTCTCGGTAGTCAGAAAGTAGTTATGGATTTGGATTTATCAAACATGGGTTGTTTCTCATTGAGACCTCAGGATTTGATTAGAATGAACTTAGGGGTTGAATCTCAATTCAACGGT